GACAACACCTTTATATTCGCCTTGGTTATCAGTAATCATTTCACCACCACGCCTCAATTCTTTTGCTTGCTGTTGCATAGCTAATGAGCCAATAGTATTTAAAGCAACACTTCCTAAAGTAGGAACAGGAACTTTTATCTGTCCTTTTTCTGCTTTCTTTTCTAATTCTCTAGCCTGTAAATTTTCTTTTAGCCTTGTAAAATCAAGTGGATCCTGCACTCCTGACTGTGCCATTTCTTTTCTATTCCTGTTAGCTTTCGCTTTTGAGAGAGCTTTGTTAGTTACGTTGGTGTCGTCACCACCACTAGGACCACCACCCATGTTACTTTCCTTTCAACATATGCCAACCTAACTTTCTAGTTTCAGGTCTAAACCAATAGGCTTTTTTATAACCACTTCGCATAAACATCCTCTTTAATTCAAGGAATCCTTTTCTTGTATAACCTTTTTTTGCAATAAAGTCTACTAACCAAACATCTTTGCCACCTCCCTTGTATCCATCAGTAGGGAAATATGTGGTTCCAACATAATCATGTACCTGTTCTTCACTAGGAAATGCCCATGTTGCAAACATCAATGGCTCATGTAAATCGTTTCTCATAATCTTATATTGTCTTATCCCTAAAGGTTTTTCAATATAATCTTGTATCATCCAATCATCCCAATCCCTATGATGCTCACTATACCTCACCATCTCCAGTGCATCTTCATAGTCCTGCCCATACCTCATAGCGTAAAAGGATTGTACTCATTAACAGCCACCGATTGTGGTGGTTTAGTCATTACAGTACGATTCTCCAACCCAACAGACAAGTATCTAAACGCATCAGCAGCGTGACTTGTAAAGTCATGTCTAGGCTGATCTCGGAATAACTTTTTCTTTTCATCCCATTCCTGCCTATACTGTCGTAACATTTCCAATCCTTCAGCACATTTGTCTCTATCAAAGTAGCATTTAGGTATCATCATTCTAGCAGCGTTGATTCCGTCAGCAATCTTCATTCGAGGTATCACCTTAAATCGTATACCCAAGCTAAAAGCCGTCTCTAATCTCGATTTCCCACTACCCAGTTCTCGAACCTCAATATCATGTGGAGCAAGATGATCTCCCCAGTGATAATCTTTCTTTCGCAATACTTCAGCGTAATGGTCCAAGCCAACGCCACTATTCTCATAATAGTCAATAACATTAACAGCACCCCCTCTATAGATCTGTGCAAACCAAATAGCCGTTGAATCATTAATCCCTAAGTCCCAAGCCGTATGCACCGGTAACGCAGGATCGTATGGAACCCTGGTAATCTTGCCATTGTCATCAGCATCAGCTAATAGTTTCCCATAATACGCACCAATAATAGCAGCCGTAAACGAACACTCATACTCTTGTTCATATTGCTCCGGTGTCATTTGCAACTTGGCAGCTTCTAGTTCAACATCTTTAACCAGTTTTGTCTCACTAGCCTTAGCAATCTTCCAGTACCACTGGTCAGAGCCTTCTTCTTCCTGCTCTTTAGCCGATTGTAATATATCAAAAAAATGATTATGTCCTGCTGGTGTACCTAAAAATATAGCTGCACCTTCTCTATCGGATAGTGCCGGTCTCACAACCTCCCCCCATACCCTTGGATTCTGCATCCCATACTCATCAAAGACACACAAGTCTAAGTATATACCTCTCAAAGCATCAGGGTTTTCACCTGACAATAACATAATCCGACCATTGTTAGGAAAGTCTGCCCTTAGTTCAGTCTCATTAAAAGTAACACCTGGTATCACTCCAGCATAATACTTCACATAATCCCAGCTTATCCTTTTAGCTTGCGTAAACGTAGGAGCAACTAACGCAACTCTTGGTCTTGGTAACGGACAAGTAAGAACGTGTTTAATCATATGATTGACAGCAAATACAGTTTTACCAAATCGTCTGTGCATCACTAGCACATTCCACCTCTTCAGGTCTTTGTGCATCTCAGCCTGTAATGCCCTAGGCTTGTATGGTATCTTAACTTGCATCCTCGGAACCAGTCTCCCAAACTATCTTCAACGATCCATCACTGATCTCAACGCCAGTTCTGTTCTTAGCTTCGCCAAATCTCTCTGGCAATATCTTCTGCACCTTCCATCTTACATGATGCCCATAGTCTCTCAATAGATTAGGATCGTAGCTCTTACGCCCATGCAGGGCATCTCCGTACATATCCTCTAACTCTTCTAGTGCTTTCTCAGCAGCCTGTCTCTGTGCAGTCTTAACATTAGCATCTAGGTCAGCATCTTTGCTCATATGGCGATACAAAGTAGCACGACTAACCTTTGCATCTTGACAAGCCTTTACTAGGCTGTGCCCGTCTGTAATGGATGCTATGATGTGCTCTTGTTTTTCTTTGCTTATCATGTGTGTTTAGAAGTACCTATTAACATATATAAAGTGACGCAGGTGCGATTGGGTGGTACGCCCTGCGAAATGCTCCCCCCGTACCTTATTAATTGCGTGTGTAAGCGTGCTTTTATTTTTCTGCGTGGCCATGTTCATTCTTTGCCGTGTGGAACTGTATCATTCAATGTTTATAAAAATATATATTCTTAGTATTGTCCCTTATATACTTTCAATAAACTATTTATCAGGTTCAATCAATAATATTTTTTGCTTGCTATATATAGTAAAAAAACCTGGTTTAAATTTTTTTGCTTTTTCTACTTGACATTGTAACCATTGGTTAATATATATAATTATATGTTTAACAAATAGCAAAGGTAAACAACATGAAATATCAAACAGTTTTATTAATAGCATTAACTCAATTCTTTTTAATGCTGCCATTCAGCTTTTATTTACTATCTTTAAATTTACCAGGCTTATTCTTTTTTATAGTTATGTTGTCTGGAATATTTACAATAATTACAATCTACTATCCATTAATAACAATTAACAACTAAGCAAAGGAACTAAAACAATGAAATTACATCATACACAATATAAAAAGAACTATGTAAATTATATACTTGATACAATAGACGAGGATATAAACGGCAAGCCATTACATAAAGACCAGGATAAAATAAACTATATATTTAGCAGATTTTATGCTGAATATGGTTGGTGTATTGAACAAAAAGGCAAGTTATCAGCAATGAATGATTGGCTTTCCGGCTTAGCTCTTAATATCTATTATACATATTATGATATTATCCAACTAGCTATTGAAATGGGAAGTATTGACGAAAATCCCAGCAACAAGCTGCAAGATAAAGTTATAGATAATTACTTCAATTTTATGGCTAATATAATACTTTCATTAGAACCTTCTCATATCATAACAAAAGATAATGAGCCGTTATATTATGGCAGCGATAAAGATTGTTTTTCTAAGCTGCTCGATATCCAGCCATTCAGCACAGATTATGCAATTAAAAACCTTGGCTATAACATAACAACAAACAATATATTATGGCGTTCTATATCTCAATCAGCTTAAACCTTGTTACTCTAGTTAGTCTGGCATTGTCCAGACTAATCAGAGCTACAAGCTCACAACCTAGCAACAAAGAAAGGCTAATAACATGACAAACTTAAAACAAATGGCTGACGATCAAATAATAGATTTGTATTACGATTTAGTCAGCAAAGGCAATTTAGAAATAACAAATAACAACACCAGCAAAGCTCAAGCACACTTTGCTGAGCTTTTAAAGGTCAATGACGAGGTTAAAGCAAGAAACCTTACTGTTGAAGAGTGGATATGATGAAACAGCTTGTAAAAGAATATCTAATATTATTCGTACTTGGTTTAATAATAACTATAGGTTTTGTTAATCCAGTCTCTAAAGAATATACCTGGTGGAATTTAATATATCAATCAAAAGATTTATTCTAAAAACAAAAAGGGCGTTGCAAAACATGAAATTGCAACGCCACAACCTAGCAAAGGTAAGGAGAAAGTACCATGCAATTAACAAAAGAGCAATTTAAAACTATCAGGACAGAGTTGCAATATACTCAAGACGAGCTTGCAAAAGAGCTTGGAGTAGATTCTGTTTCTATCTCAAGATATGAGAATGGCCATAGAGAGATTAGCAAAACAATATCTATTTTGCTGCATAGAATTTACCAAGACGAGAAATAGGAGAGAAATATGAATACTTATGAAATAATAGTTAAGTCTACAGTTTTAGAAAGACATATTGTAGAAGCAAAATCTAAAGAAGAAGCAGAAAAACTATGGGCAGAAGGTAGTGCAGATTATCAAGAAGATATAGAGCAATACGATAGCTTCTGCAAAGAAGTTAAACTAATTTAAAAAGAGAAATTACGCAAATCTATGTAAGTATATCTATGCAGTACTGTATTGCATAGATATACTGTATTACAATGCTATCAAATCTAAGATATTTTTTTATTTTTATTAAAGTTTACATTCGTCAAGACTATGAAAACAAAACAATGTTTTGATCGTTGCCGTAGGATTTGCTATGTCAGCATAGCTGATTATACGAGGGAGCAAAATCCTGTCAAGAAAATAATTTATCCTGGATATGTTTACTTACATAGCCATGCACAAAACGAGTAACGTCTCTCATTCGCTGCTCAGCAGAAGACAAGTCATTATAGTAAGACCAGTAACCATCAAGAGTAACGTCAGCCATATGGTCATTGCTATTGCCAAGTACTTTAAGAGAAAGAACAACTTCTTTAAATCTTTCCTTAGTCTTGCAAGACTTCGCATATTTCCTAATTAAATTAATATTATTTTTCATTGGCACACTCATAATAGACTAGGGCATAGCCAAGAATATCTTGGACAGAGTCAGCATGATTAGGTGTTTCCATTAACCTAGCTTGCTTTACGGCAATCATACAAAGAGCTACTTGTTCCGGAGTAACTTCAGTATCTAACAGGACAGACCACAAACGAGCAATACGAGTATGATTATCTAGCATTGAACCATAGCTTTCCCCTCTTTGCTTAACAACATCAGCTGTTTTTTGCAGTAACTCTAGCTTATCCATAGTAATCACAGCTTTCATTTACTTGTTCAATCGTAGCAGTCTTGTAAAATATTGGTGTAAATGCACCAACGTAAGAGCCAACTACCTTAAAATAAAAAAACTCGACAGCATCTTCTTCACTCATACCATCTCTGTCTTTCAGTATCTCGATACACTTATAGTAATCATATACTGCAACCTCTTCCAAGTTTGCATTAGGTACTGCAATACCCATAAACGCTTTTTCAAATCCATCAGCTAATAACATCTCGCTCCCTCACTATGTAAAACCATGTTTCTATATCTACTTCACAAACCAAATCATGCCCAGCATTAAAGTTTCTCGATAACACATCAAGAGAAATAACACATTTTATAGGACAATTATTGTATTTGTATATCAATACCGGAGTCAGATTTAAACTCGCAGCAGATTCTTTTGCTTGCTCCCACCAAGCACGCTTGAACGTAGTGCCTTTGAGATATGCCTTACATTCAATAGACCAGCCAGGAATAATAATATCAGCTTGACCTTTAGATTGATACTGATCCAGGTTTCTCTTGGCATCTATGTTAAGATTATCTTTGATGAGCTTGCATATCTTTCTTTCAAAAGATGCACCTTTGTTGCGACTATCTGCCATCTATCATTCTCTCTTGCATCTGCTTAAGAAAGTCATTCGCAGTTACTTGACCAAGTGTAGCTAACTCTATCTTGTTCATTGTGTCAGGTGTTGGGAATCTCTCACACTTTATGAGCCTACATATAGCTGATCTAGTTAACCCTGATTTGAGGGCAAACTTGTTTTGTGTCAGCTTGTTCTTCTTTATGTACTCAATTAATTTCATACTGTTATAATATTTATGTGTTGACAACCTGTCAATTATAATTAAATAATATGTTGACAGTAAAGATTAAACAGAATAATCTAGTATCAAATAGCAAAGGGAGTAACAAAATTATGACTAAATATAAATACATTGTTTGGGTTGGTGGCGTAGATGATTACTACGAAAATTATGAAGATGCCAAGCGAGATTATAACGAATGGAAAGAAAAGGGTTATGATGACGTACAGATTGAGGAATTAAAGCAATGAATCAAGAATACAAAAACTTATTAGAATCTTTGGAAGATATTACAGGTCAAATGCAAATGGAGAAACTAACATTTGAACAGGTGCTAGATACATTGAGAAGCATAGCTAGATATTATGATGAGAAGCGAGGACAATAGCCATGAATGTATTTAGTTGTTTTGATGGTGCAAGTTGTGGTCAGTTAGCTCTGCAAAAACTTGGTATTCCTATAAGTAATTATTATGCAAGTGAGATAGATAAGTATGCTATCCAAGTAACTCAAGCTAACTTTCCTAACACAATACAATTAGGAGACATAACGAAAGTTGATGTTGATGATCTACCAAAAATAGATTTAATGATGGGAGGTAGTCCTTGTCAGGGATTTTCATTTGCCGGTAAACAACTTAACTTTGAGGACCCTAGATCCAAATTGTTTTTTGACTTCATAAAAATAAGAGACAGACTGAAACCTAAATATGTTTTACTGGAAAATGTAAGAATGAAAAAGGAGTCAGAGGATATCATATCTGATTACATGGGTTGCAGTCCTATTAAAATAAACTCATCATTACTTTCAGCACAAAGCAGAAATAGATTGTATTGGTTTGTTGAGTTGGTTGATGAAAGATATGTGCCTGTAAATGTTTCTCAGCCACAGGACAAAGGTATAGTTATCAAAGATATATTAGAGGAGCTTCCCTTTGGAGATATTCCTAACTACCTTGCAAACAACTGGGGTGGAGAGCCAAGAGGAAACAAAGTAAAATCTATTGATGATCCTAAAGCAAACTGCCTTACTGCATCAATGTATAAAGGACAAATTCCTACATACATTAAGAAAATTATTCCAAAAGAAAATCCAACAGTATCAAAAGATGGCCTCATAAGAGTTGGTAGTGCTGATCTCAATGGTCACGATTACTTAAAAAGAGTTTACTCTAGGCATGGCAAGGCTCCGACTTTAACAGCAAATGGTGGTGGCAACTTAGAGCCAAAGGTAGGCATAGCCAGGATTGTTAACAGAAGGTTAGATGAAAACGGAACAAGAAAAGATTATCAACTTGAGCTGCCATTTACAAAGGTAATTGAGCTTAGACAAGACGATAAATCAAACTGCCTTACAACCTTACAAAAAGATAATGTCGTTGTGAAAGAAGAAGTTTATGCTTGGCGAAAGCTAACACCACTTGAGTGTGAACGTCTGCAAACAATGCCTGACAATTACACTAACCATGTATCCAATTCGCAGCGATACAAGATGATAGGCAATGGTTGGACAGTAGATGTCATAGCTCACATACTGAAAGGAATACAACATGGCTGAGATACCTGACTACAGATTAAACTTTGGCATTGAGCATGAGAGTGCAAGCAATGGAACTGCACCAAAAGACGAGATGATACTCAAGCATTACCTCAGAAAAGAACATAAGATGTCTTTCCCTATGGCATCAAGACCTATAGCTGGGATAAAAGTACAGACCGGTGTTGATTGTGCAATGGGATTACATAACTACAGTCCGATCAGAGGTGTCCAGGAATCAATGGATATCAATGAAGCAGTTAGGTATGCACTCACAGAATACCAAGGATACAATCCTAGAACATGGGATAATGGCAAAGATGCAGAGGAATACGAGGAGTTCCTTGAGCATATTCCGGAAATGATTAAGCACGCTATTGATGGACTGCAACAATATTTTACAGGTGTAAATCGTATCGAGGGGGAATCAATGAAACAATTTATTGAACCTAAGATAGATGTACCAGTTGTTTTATATCAAGATTACTCAGGTGGTGGCAAACAGATAGACCTTAAATGCTCACTACCTATGAGAAACCCACCAAAGAAAGATGGAACTAGGTCTTGGCGTATACCTAAACCTAAGACAGAACCATCAGCACAACAAGTTATGCAACAAGCAGTCTACTGGAAAGCTACAGGAGAGAAACCAGCTTTGTTATTTGTTACAGCATCAGGCTATAACATAGTAGACGAAACGAATTGTGAGCTTATGACAGAGGAGAATCTGCAAAGAGCTTATGATGATGTAGTACGTTCTTGGTTAGTCACTCAGAACTTACTCAAAGCAAGTAGAGGTTCATGGAAAGCGTTAGCTGGACTAGTCCAACCTGACATGGTGCAGATAGCACAAAGACATGGACCAAACATTACCAACCTAGCTAAACAACTATGGGAGTTATAACATGACAAATCCAATTAAACTTAGAAGAAACCTAGACCCATTTACCAGCCATCAAAGTGCAGAGAAAGTTGAAGCATCTCGCATGGAAAAGATTGTACTCGGAGTCATTGATTCATTCGGAGAAAATGGCTGTATATCCGATCAAGTGCAGTATGCTTTAGCCGAATATCGATACAGCACGATTACAGCACGCTACAAAGCCTTAAAAGAAAAAGGACTAGTTGTTACTGATGGCACGGCTATCAAGGCTGAGAGTGGCAGAAAACAACTAAAGATGTGGAGTTCCAGGCATTATAACCATGAATCAGTAACTGATGAGGAAAGAATACAGCATATGGCAGAAGAAAGGGCAGGAGTATGATACACGATTTAGTCTCCGATTGGAGAAAGAAGATGACTGATACTGAACAGTATCATGCACAAGCTATAGATAACTTAGAGGATCGTATAGCTAAACTAGAGGATAAGCACAAGACT